TAATTATGCCCGTGCTATCCTTCGCAGCCGATCGAGCTGTGATGGACGATGTTGACAGCAATAACACCCAAGAGGGTAGCTTAAACACAAGCACGGTAAACAGTACGGTTAGCAGCAACAATCAGACTGAAGATAGGTCAATCAGCAACACCTACAACGGCGCGGGTAGCTCTAGCGAAATGCCAGTGGGCAGTGCTATTGCGCCGACGTATATGTCAAACGGCATTGAAACCTGTTTGCAAGGCCAAGGCAGCTCATTGCAGACAGGCATAGTTGGCCTAACTAGGGGCAACTATAAAGCCGATGAAGATTGCAATCGCCGCAGGGACTCAAAAATGTTAAGTGATCTTGGCATGAAGGTCGCTGCGATTAGTCGCATGTGCGAAAGCCTAGAGGTCTGGCGGTCTATGTTCCTCAGCGGAACCCCCTGCCCAATGCTCGACAACGGCAAGCTAATTGTCGGAAAACGCGCTTTTTTGTTAATGCGACGAGAGCCAGAAACATATATTCCCGACTACGGGAAGGTTAAGATGTTGCGGAAGTGGGATCACGAAAAAGACGAATGGGCAATGACCCCAAAGTACAATAAGCTGCAATCTTGGTATAACGACTTATTAGCCAATGGTGATACGGATGAAAGTCAAAACGCTGACACTGGCGAGTCTATTTCTGCTCGCTACCGAAGCTCAATCAAATGAGTTAGACGCTCTGATCAATTCTAGTGCCGCGATTGTCAGCCAGATAGATCGAGGCATTAAGCTCGCGGGAGCTGGTTACGGGTACGCTACCACTGGGGGCGCATTATCCAATGGCAGTCTTGCTGGCACTGCTCACATAAGCACTGCTCAGTTGAACGCTTACAACGCCGCCCTTGGCAACATGGACACGTATCAGGCATATGGTGATGTGCAGGCGTTGTTAGAGGCTAAAGCGGCCACAGAATTTGAATTAATGAACACTGCGGTAGAGGAGTTCACCGATGTGGTCGTTGAGATGATCGCGGTTGTGGAGGTAAGCGAGATAGCGGCTGAGGCAGAAACTCCCGACGATAAAGCGGAAGTGCAGGCGTATGTCGTTGCCAACGAATCAACTTTGTCGATCACACAGGATCAAGTCGATACTTATAACCAAAGTCTGGACGACATCGAGGAGCATGGTAACAACGCTTCAGCTTATCTGGGCGTGGCGAATAACGAATCTGCCGTTGCCTTTCTCCAACAAGGGGCTGAGGACAACAATAGCGATGCGGATTTGGGCACGTTAACATTTTCGCAAGATCAGCAGTGGGTCAAGCTCTCATACGCTGGCACAAACAGCGCAAATGCTGTCTATATCAACGGCCAGACAGGCTCTTTTGGTATGGACTTTTACGTGAGTGAAGCGGATCTTCTCGCCACCGGGGCGCAGAGCGAGCTATATCTTACAGGCCCAACAAAGCTTGGTTATCGATGTTTTATGTTTGAAGAAGACTGCGAGCCATGAGCCTTGCCGATGCAGAGCTGAAGATAGGTGGAGTTAGTTTTAAGGGCGTGTATATCGCCATTTTGCTGTCCCTAGCCACCACGCTTGGAGGCGGGGTATGGACTGCCAGCAGCCTGTACAGTCGGCTTGAGTCTCTTGAAGCTCAAAAAATACCCAAGCTGGGGCCGTTAGAAGAAAGCCTGCTAACGACAGAGCAAAACCTAAAGACCGAGATTGAGCTAATTAAACAGGAGCTTGTTGCAAACGATGTCAGCCAGCTTCAAGGAAAACTTGCAAGTTTGGGCGCAAATCTGCAAACTATTGCAGAGCAGCAGGGCAAGCTTTTGCTGATTGGCGAAAAGGTCGCGGATCTCGAAAAAGAGATTCAACGCATGAAAGGGGTTGTCGCTGCCGCAGAGGTCGCAACAAGCGCCTTAAAAGATGGCAAGACCGACAAAAATCGAGTTGAGGACAAATTAAAAAAAATAGAGAAGGAAATAGATGACCTCTGGTCAGGCATGGACTACCTCTCAAACCCGTTAAACTAGAGGTATCAGCATGGCTGATTTGAGCGAAGACACTGAGCTAAATATACCCCTAAAAAATTTGATCGCCATGATCGCCGTTACGGGGCTGGCAACCACACTTTATTTTGGGATGGAGTCGAGGCTGACAAATTTAGAGTACCAGACTCAAATGATTCTGGAAGAGGTCGAGGAAAATGACACATGGATAGACGACTTTGAGCCGCCACCAGAGGTTCAAGATACAATACTGAGGGTGAGGAATCTTGAGACCAAGGTTGCTCAACTCGAAATCAAACTGCAAAATATAGAAAAATAGGAAAATTATGAGCGAGCAACAGGAACAACAACCAATTATTCTGACCATTGACGATCAGGAGTATGACGTTAATGAGCTTGGCAACGATTCTAAGATTCATTACGTTGAAGTCGTTAACTTGCGAAAACAAATTGTCGATACGCAGAATCAGATTGCCGCAGCACAGCAGCAACTGGTTAATCTACAGGTTGTTTTCGGGTTCCGTGAAAACGCTCTACGCGAATCAATCAAGGTGGTTGAAGAAGAATCAGAGACGGATGCAGGATAATGGCGCAGACTGACGCGAACAAGGCTTTAAAGAAGATTGAGATTCATGAGGCTGAGTGCGCGTTGCGCTATGAAGCAATCAACAAGCGACTAGATTCAGGTTCTGAACGGTTTGATAAACTAGAGAAAATGATCTGGGGGATCTACCCGGTCATGATTACTTCCTTAATAGCCATTGTTGGCTTGGTGATATCTCAATGAAATTTGACGCAATCAAAGGATTAATCGGCGGTTTGGCACCAACTGTAGCGTCGGCCCTTGGAGGCCCGTTAGCAGGCGCTGCGGCACAGTCGATTGCCTCTGCACTAGGTGTCGCCCCAGAGCCAAAGGCGCTTGAGAAAGCCATTCAGAACGCTACACCAGAGCAGCTTGCGGACATCAAGAAGGCGGAACTGGACTTTGAAGTTCGCATGAAAGAGCTGGATGTCGATATTTTTGAGTTAGAGACCAAAGACACTCAAGATGCTCGCAAGAATTTCGCCAAGGACTGGACGGCAAAAATGATAGCTATCGTGATGGTGCTATTTTTTTGTGGCTACATCGCAATGATTACGATCATGCCCCCTGAGCAAAACTCGATGGAGCTAATCAACCTTGTTCTAGGCTATATGGGCGGACTGGTCTCAGCGGTCGTTTCTTTTTATTTTGGTAGTAGCGCGAAGCAAGAATGATGAAGACTAGCCAAGAAGGCATTTGCCTTATAAAAAAATTTGAAGGCTGTGAGCTGGAGGCTTATCAATGCTCAGCCAACGTCTGGACGATTGGTTATGGCCACACAAAGAATATCGTCAAAGGTGATACCTGCACCAAAGAAGAGGCAGAGCAGATCCTGACCGACGATCTTGAGGAGTTTGAGGGATACGTTAACAATCTGGTAGAGGCCGATCTCAACCAGAGCCAGTTCGACGCTCTAGTGGCTTGGACGTACAACCTTGGCCCTACAAACCTAAAATCCTCAACGCTATTGAAGCGGCTTAACGAAGGCGACATGGACGACGTTCCGCATCAGATTCGTCGTTGGAACAAGGCCGGGGGTCAGGTTCTGGACGGGTTGATTCGTAGACGCGAGGCGGAGGCCTTGTTGTTTAAGGGGGAAGCTTGGGAAAATGTCTAGCCTCTCGCTCAAAGACTTTGAGATTCTAAGCGAGCAAGATCAAAACGAAGCCCTTGCGCTTTTGTCCCGCTACGATCAGATGGACAAGCAAGACAAGTGTCAGGGCGATTTCATCGAATTTGTTAAGCATATGTGGCCCGAATGCATCCTCGGTCGCCACCATAAGATTATTGGCGATAAGTTTAACAAGATAGCCCAAGGCAAGCTGAAGCGTCTTATCGTTTGCTTACCCCCTCGACACTCCAAATCAGAATTTGCCAGCACATATTTTCCTGCTTGGATGATGGGCCTGCGCGGTGATCTCAAGATAATTCAGACAACTCACACTGCCGAGCTTGCGGTACGGTTTGGTAGAAAGGTACGAAACATCATCGACTCTGATGATTACTCTCAGGTTTTCCCTGAGCTACAGTTGCAGGCTGACAATAAGTCGGCTGGTCGATGGACGACCAATCAGGAGGGTGAATCTTTCTACGCGGGTGTAGGTGGCGCGATCACAGGACGTGGCGCTGACCTATTGATCATTGACGATCCGCACTCAGAGCAAGATGCGTTGTCGCCCACGGCGATGGAGTCAGCTTACGACTGGTACACCTCTGGGCCACGACAGCGTCTCCAGCCCGGCGGAATTATCATCATAGTAATGACCCGCTGGTCAACCAAAGACCTCGTAGGCAAGGTTCTAAAGAAGCAGGGCGATGATCATGCAGACCAGTGGGAGATAGTGGAGTTCCCGGCAATCATGCCCGAGTCTGAAACCCCCTTATGGCCGGAGTTTTGGAAAAAAGAAGAGCTTTTGTCGGTCAAGGCCTCGCTGCCGATAAGCAAGTGGAATGCTCAGTGGATGCAAAACCCCACGGCTGAGGCTGGCTCTATTGTGAAGCGCGAGTGGTGGCGTAAGTGGGAGAACGACTGGGTTCCTTCATACGAGTACGTTATCCAGAGTTACGATACCGCGTTTAGCAAGAAAGAGACTGCTGACTACTCTGCTATCACTACGTGGGCGATATTCCAGTCGCCAGACGAAGATGTGCAAGCTATTATACTTTTGGATGCGAAGAGGGTCAGGTTAGACTTTCCTGAGCTAAAAAGGCTGGCCTACGAGGAATGGAAATACTGGGAGCCAGACTGCGTGTTAATTGAAGCCAAGGCCAGCGGCACACCGTTGACCCAAGAGCTTAGAAGAATGGGCATTCCGGTGACGGCCTATACACCATCGCGTGGCCAAGATAAGATTGCAAGAATGAACAGTGTTGCCCCGATATTTGAATCGGGGATGGTTTGGGCACCAGACGAAACTTTTGCGGATGAGGTTATCGAAGAGATGGCAAGCTTTCCGTTTGGGGATAATGACGATTATTGCGATTCGTCAACGATGGCGCTGATGCGGTTCCGTCAGGGCGGGTTTTTAAGCCTCCACGACGACTACCCTGAAGAAGCTGAGTTTTTGAGGCGTGACAGACAGGTATACTACTAATGGCTATTGAAAAAAGAGGTTTAGGCACCGAAGACAATCCTGACGTTATGCCAACTGGCAGCGCAATGGAGATCGAGCCGGAAATGACCCGGAACGACGAGATTCGCAATGCAGCAGAGATATTGGTGCGCGAAGAAGAGATTCTTGTTGATGACGAGATCGACGAAGAGGTAGAGCCGGTAGCAACAGATTTTAACGCCAATCTGGTTGATTTTATTTCAGATGGCGACCTGTCAAAGCTGGCAGGAGACGTTATTAGCTCTGTTAAGGCGGACAAAGAGAGTCGGTCTGAGTGGGAAAAGACCTACACTGACGGCTTAAAGTATTTAGGGATGAAGTTCGACGACTCCAGAAGCCAGCCATTTGAAGGCTCTTCTGGTGTCATTCACCCGATATTGGCCGAGTCAGTGACTCAGTTTCAGGCTCAGGCTTACAAAGAACTTTTGCCAGCGAAGGGGCCGGTCAAGGCGGAGATTGTTGGAGCTAGAAATCCTGACGTAGAGACTCAAGCGTCTCGGGTTCAGGACTTCATGAATTACTACATTCTCAACGTCATGGAAGAGTATGACCCAGAGCTGGATATGCTGCTGTTTTACCTTCCACTCGCAGGCAGCGCCTTCAAGAAGGTCTACTTCGACACAGGCATAAGCCGTGCGATGAGCAAGTTTATTGAACCCCAAGACCTCATTGTGCCCTACGAAGCTACCGATCTTTTCAGTGCGGAGCGCGTGACCCACGTCCTAAACATGAGCCGGAACGAAATCAAGAAGCAACAGGTCAACGGGTTTTACGCTGACGTGGAGCTAAAGGGCGGTTCTGTCAGTGTATCTAAGAGTGATATTGAAGAGCAGATTGATGAGATTGAAGGCATGGAGCCTTCGTATCAAGAGGATCGTGACCACGTCATCTACGAGACCCATACCATCTTAGACATCCCCGGCTTTGAAGATGTCGGTGAAGATGGCGAACCTACAGGCCTAAAACTGCCTTATATCGTGACAATTGACGAGGGATCTCAGAAGGTCTTGTCGATTCGTCGAAACTATGTTGAGACAGACCCTCGCAAGGCTAAGATCAACTTTTTTGTGCAGTACAAATTCTTACCGGGCCTCGGCTTTTATGGTCTAGGCCTAAGCCATATGATTGGCGGCATATCCAAGTCAGCCACATCAATCCTAAGACAGTTGATCGATGCAGGCACCTTGGCTAATCTTCCGGCAGGCTTTAAGGCTCGCGGGATGCGTATTCGGGACGAGGACAATCCGCTCCAGCCCGGAGAGTTTAGGGATATTGATACGACAGGCGCGTCTCTACGAGAAAATCTGATACCACTGCCGATCAAAGAGCCGTCCAATGTGCTTATGCAGCTATTAGGGCTGCTTGTAGAGTCGGGTAAGCGGTTTGCAAGCATCGCTGACATGAACGTAGGCGACATGAACCAAGCGATGCCTGTGGGCACTACGGTGGCTCTGCTAGAGCGTGGCACCAAGGTCATGTCGGCAATTCACAAGCGATTGCATTACAGCCAGAAGCTTGAGTTTCAGTTGCTTGCCAAGGTGTTTGCGGAGTATTTGCCTCCAAATTACCCTTACGTGTCAAAGAATGGCCCGCAAGAGGTTATGGGGCAGGATTTTGACGGTCGGGTTGACGTAATACCTGTATCTGACCCCAACATATTCAGCCAGAGCCAGCGAATCACTATGGCTCAAGAGCTACTTACCATGGTTCAATCTAACCCTGAGATTCATGGCCCTACGGGCATATACGAAGCGTATAGACGAATGTACGCGGCCCTTGGGGTTGATGACATTGACAGCCTTATACAGCCCCCACCTCCGCCACCACAGCCTATGCCGGTGGACGCGGGAATCGAGAATAGCGCGTTCTTGATGGGTCAGCCCGGACAGGCTTTCGAGCCACAGAATCACCAAGCTCACATTGACGCTCATAGGTCGCTATTCTTGACCGATGTGGTCAAGCAGAACCCTCCGCTGCAAGGCATGATCATTGGTCATATGATGCAGCACCTACAGTTCATGGCTGGGCAGATGGCTCAGAGCCAGATCCCACCAGAACTGAACCAGCAGATGCAAGAGATGCAGGCCGCGCAGCAATCTGGTCAGGTTCCGCCTGATCAGTTGCAGCAGCAGCAGAGCCAGATTCAGATGCAGATAGAACAACTGTCGTCACCAATCTTGGCTCAGTTGACGCAAGAGCTTCTTGAGTCTATCGGTCAGGGTGATGAGACCGACCCTCTGGTTCAAATTAGGCAGCAAGAGTTGATGCTGAAAGAAAAGGCAATCGACTCGGAGAATGAGCAGTTTGAGGCAAAGCAACAGCAACGTGCTGAGGAAAAACTTTTGGAGAATGAAATCGCTAAGCAGCGTATGAATATCCAAAGGGAGGTTGCTGATGATAAGCTAGACGTAGCTATCCGTCGTCTAGATCAACAGGCGGATTTAAAGCTGCTTGACATGCAAAACAAAAACATGGGAGGCCGATAATGCCTGACTTAATATCATCAACAAGCTATGTAAGAAAAAGAATTGAAGAGCTGCGTGAAAGAAAAAGACTTGCCCGTGACGTAGAGGCTGCTCTTGAAGAAAAAAAACTTAAAGACGCTGAAGAGAAGAAGCAAAAAAGCGATGCGCGGATTGCAGCCAAGCTGGCTAGACTCTCTGGAGCTGAAGCTCCCGCAGCAAAAGCGCCTGAGCCTGAAGAGGTCAAGGCCGAAGAGCCTGTAGAGGTTCAGGAAGAAATCGCAGCAGAGGAAGAGCCTGTTATCAAGAAAGCTTCAAAGAAATCTTCTGCGAAGAAGCAAACCGAACAAACTGAGGAAGAATGATGAAAGATTTAAGCAGAGTTAAAAAGGTTGACTCGCCAAAGAAGAGCATCAAATCAATACCCACCGACCCAGCTTTGGTTCGTCGGACAATGGGCGGAAAGATAAAAGTCATCAAGGCTCGGGGAGCTGGCGCAGCCACTCGCGGATTTGACTTTCATGAGAAAGTGTAGTGGATGATATAGATCTAGGCTCTCGCCTAAAAAGAGTAATGGGCGAGAGGCGGGAGCTTATCCGCGAGGTCTTGATGGATGGAATGTTAAAAGATATAGAACATTATAAATCTTTGCAAGGCGAGCTAACTGTTATAAACTTGGTGGAGGAAGTAATCAGAGAATTCTACAAGGAAATCTAAATGACAACCTCTATAACAGAATCCGCTTACGTCTCAAGCGACGAACGTGTTCTTGATCCAACCCTGCTTGAAAAATCCGCCATCGAGAGAATGCCTAACCCTTCTGGGTGGCGCATGCTGGTTCTGCCCTACCAAGGCAAAGCCAAAAGCGAAGGCGGCATCCACCTCCTGAAAGAAACGGTAGACCGAGAGGCTTTAGCCACGGTGGTCGCTTATGTTGTAAAGATGGGGCCACTCTGCTACGGAGACACTGAAAAGTTTGGAGACAAGCCTTGGTGCGAAGAAAAGCAGTGGGTGCTAATCGGTCGTTATGCCGGAGCTAGGTTCAAGCTTGAGGACGGCGGCGAAGTCAGAATAATCAATGACGACGAGGTCATTGGCACAATTATAGACCCAGACGACATAGTGAGCTTCACATGATAGAAAATCAAAACGCAGAGCAGATGGAAGAGGAACAAGTTTCTATCGAGGTTACCGAAGACCCGGTAGAGGGATCTGGTGGCGGTGACGGCGATGAGCTTGAAAACTACACCAAGTCGGTTTCTAAAAGAATTAACAAGCTCAACCAGAGACACCGGGAGGCTGAGCAAAGGGCGCAGCAGCTTGAGCAGATTGCCTTGCAGAAAGAGGCTGAGCTTCAGCAGTATCGGCAGTATTCGGTTCAACAGTCTAATACTGTTTTAGCCAAGGAAGAGGAGGCTATATCTTCCAAAGAGTCTCAGATCGATGACGTTTACCGCAAGGCGGTTGAAAGCGGAGATGCGGATCTCATCACCAAGGCCTCTAAGCTCCAGAATGATATTGCTATTCAGAAGGAAAAGCTTCGTGTAGCAAAGTCTCGGCAAAGGGCTGCTCAGGAGGAGTCTTACCAATCTCAAGGTAATGAACAGGTAGTTAATTACCAAGAGCAACAGCAGGTTCAGCAAGAGGTTACGCCAACCGAAGATGCGTTGGAATGGCACGAAAGGAACCCTTGGTACGCGAATCAGGACAGCGAAGATGACATGAAGGCGACCCAGTACGCCTACTATGTTCACTACAATCTGGCCAACGAAGGCTTCGACGTTGGTTCTGACGAGTATTACGAAGAATTGGACAGCCGTGTCGGTACGGTTTATCCTCACACTAAGAGCGCCAGTAATGGCAACTCGAAGACCGTTCAAAGTGGAAGCAGACCCGCTGTGCAAAGAGTCGCTTCAGCTACCCAAGGTGGTGGTCGGTCAAAAACACAAGGCAAAAAGAATGGCGTGAGCTTTTCTAAGTCTGAGCTGGAGCGACTCAGGAGCCTCAAGCCGCATAATATGTCTGAAGAGGCATGGTTGCAGCGAGTGGCAAAAGAGAAGCAAAAAATTGCATCAAGAGAGGCAAGCTAAAATGGCAGAAACAAAAGCAAACGCACGTTCATCCCGTGATTCGCAGTCACACGATAATCAGACTCGCAGGAAACCATGGCGACCAGTACGGTCACTTGAAACTCCCCCTGCACCAGCAGGTTATACCTACAGGTGGATAAGGGAGTCCATGTTGGGACAAGAAGATCGAGCTAATGTCTCGCGTCGAATCAGGGAGGGCTGGGAACTCGTAAGAGGAACCGAATTGCCACCAGATTGGCGTTCTTTACCAACGATGGATAGTGGCCGACATGAAGGCGTGGTCTACAACGAAGGGTTGCTATTAGCGAAGATCCCTAATGAAACGGTTGAAGAGCGCAGAACCTATTATCGGGCGAAGAGCAAACAAGCTACGGATGCATTGGACAACTCAATGTTCAACGAAACCCGTGGTGATAGCCGTTACGTTAAATATGATCCTCAGCGCGATAGCAACGTCACATTTGGACGTAAATAGAGGTATTCAAAATGGCGAATAAAGACGCTGCATTTGGAATGAAGCCGGTCAGAATGATCGGTGGCGCACCTTACACTGGCGGTCAGAGTCGATATCGTATTGCTGCGAATTATGGAACTTCCATTTTTCAAGGCGATATGGTTGCTCAGGTCACCGGAGGTACGGTGGAAGTACACGCTGACGGAGGCACTGTGCCTGTAGTTGGTGTTTTTAACGGTTGCCAGTACACAGACCCCACCAGTGGTGAGCAAGTTTACAGCAACTACTACCCTGCAAGCACTAACGCCGCAGACATCATCGCTTTTATCATTGATGATCCCGATGTGGTTTACGAAGTGCAAGCTGATGACACGTTCCCAGTTACCGACCTGTTTGGCAACTTTGACATCGTGTACACCTCAGCAGGCAGCACAATGACTGGTATTTCTGGCGCTGAGCTTGACGTAACCACTGGTGCTACCAACACGAACCTGCCGATCAAAGCGATCGACATTTCGGAAGATCCGAACAACTCGGACACGGGCGCTGCAAACACTAACGTGTTAGTAGTAATTCAAAACTCAATCTTCGGCGTTAAAGGCGCTGGCTTAGCATAAGGAGCTAAATAATGGCTATTTCAAGAGCACAGCTCGCTAAAGAACTGGAGCCGGGGTTAAACTCCTTATTCGGCATGAGCTACGACAGCTACGACCGCCAGTATGAAGAAATCTTTGCTATTGAAGACTCACAGCGAGCCTTCGAGGAAGAGGTTTTGATCACTGGTTTCGGCGGAGCGCCAACTAAAACCGAAGGTCAGGGCGTACAGTTTGACAACGCTTCTGAGTCTTACACTGCTCGCTACACTCATGAAACTGTCGCTTTGGCATTTTCTTTGACTGATGAAGCAGTAGAAGATAATTTGTATGACTCGCTCGGCAAGCGATACGTGAAGGCTTTGGCCCGATCTATGGCTAACACCAAAGAAGTCAAAGGTGCAGATGTATTGAACAATGCGTTCGATACTAACTACACTGGCGGCGACGGTGTAACATTGATTAACACGGCACACCCTCTAGCGGGTGGCGGCACTGCTGCAAACCGTGCTACCTCAATGGCTGACTTGAACGAAACGTCTTTGGAAGATGCGTTGATTGATATCAGCACATTTACTGATGACAAAGGTCTTACGATCTCTGTTCAAGCATCAAAGCTTGTCGTACCACCTCAGTTGGTTTTTGTTGCTGACCGTATCCTGAACTCAACTTTGCGTTCTGGTACTGCCGACAATGACATCAACGCTGTACGCAACACGGGTGTATTGCCCGGTGGCTACACGGTCAATCATTACCTGACTGACCCTGATGCCTTCTTCTTGCTGACTAGCGTCACCGACGCTGGCGAAGGCCTGAAGATGTTCCAACGTACTGCGATGGAAACCACAATGGAGCCAGACTTCACGACTGGCAACATTCGTTACAAAGCCCGTGAGCGTTATTCTTACGGATGGAGTGACTGGCGTGGAATCTACGGTAGTCAAGGCGCTTAATTGTTTCACATGAAACAATGAAAGAAGGGGGCATTAGCCCCCTTTTTTTTATGATGCCTTTTATACTGTTACTCCTTCATTTGCCAAAAACTCATCAATTTCTTCATCGCTCATGTCAACCCTGATGCAAGCGCAGATGGCATCATCTATCTGACCATCGTGGATTAGCGTAAGAACGTGAGTCAAATCATCACCTTCAAAAAAGTTTTTATGTTCCATTTTCTCTCTCCTCTCGGCGGCTTACGCCGCCTCGCTTATGTTAAGAGTTTCAAAGCCGCAGCCTGCTACTAGGAAGAACTCGCCGTTCATTTCCAAGATGTCACCGATAGAGACGCTGTGCATTCTTGAGTGTTTTTCTACCAGCTCAGGCTTGTGCCAAAGGTTCGTGAGGTGAAAGACCTCGTCCAGATCATCGGCATCTACCGTGGCAACGTGCGAGTAAGCGTGAAACCATTTTGCTGCATCGTAGCTACCGTCTTCGACCTTCCAGCTACAGCCCTTGTCAGCGTAGGCGGTGATTTTTTCTGAAGCCAACCAACCGTCTTTGTTCAAAAGAGCTTCGTCGGCTTCCGTTAGGTGAAACTGGTAAACTTTAACTGTCATCATCATTCTCCGTTTGCGTTGTTGATGTCCTTTATTATACTGATCCCGTGTCGATGTGCAAGTATGTATACACAAATAAATCAAAATAAATGAACTTTTTTTTATCGGCCAGTTGTCATAGACTGTAGGTCTGAGATAAACCCAGCCCCAGCGACTGGCTCAGCAGACGTTTACGAAGACTCTGGGGCGAATCCTTTCGTAAAGAGGTAATACTAATGTCACAAACAACATTCTCCGGCCCAGTTAAATCGCTCGGTGGTTTCATCACCGCAGGCGTAAACAGCAGCATCAGCTTATCAGCAGACACCACGCTTACCGTGGCGGCTCACGCTGGCAAGATCATTTTGCTCAACGACGCAGACGGTAAGTTCACCTTGCCATCTATCGACTCTAGCACTCCCGCTGACCCAACGTCTCCAAACCAAGGGAACAACATTGGCGCGTCTTTCTTTTTCTATGTAGAAACCGCAGCCACTGACTTGGACATCCTTACCGATGGCACTGACAAGTTCAAAGGTGCAGCGATGGTTGCTGTCGATGATGGCTCAAAGAAAGCTTTCTTCCCCGCTGCTGCGAATGACGTGATGACTTTGAACGGCTCAACCAAAGGCGGTTTGGTCGGCAGCGTCATTCAGGTAACAGCAATTGATACAGCCAGCTACCTCGTACATAACACCTTGCTGCTTGGTTCAGGAACGATTGTTACGCCTTTCGCTGACGCTTAATCCACAGAATAGGAGATAGGCAATGGCAGATGCAGTAACTAGCCAAACCATTCAGGATGGAGAGCGTAAGGCTGTCCTTAAATTCACTAACATTAGTGACGGAACCGGAGAGGCGAATGTAGTCAAGGTTGATGTATCAGCCTTGACCACCAACTCTGCGGGTAAGGCTTGCACCAAAGTTACAGTTGCCAAGATATGGTGGCAGTGTGTTGGGATGGGGGTTGAATTGTTGTGTGATGCAACGGCAAATACCCTAATCATCGGCTTGTCACCAGATAGCAATGGCTTCCACGATTACTCTGACTTCACCGGCATTCCTAATAATGCTGGCAGCGGTGTGACCGGGGACATTCTGTTCACGACAATCGGCGCAAGCAGTGCAGATACTTACACCGTCATTTTAGAAGTCATAAAAGAGTATGCTTGATGGCTACCACCTCTGACGTAGAACGGTTAAAGAGCGGACGGCTGCGGTATCGCGGCCAGACGTTCCCCGGCTATAACAAGCAGGTTCGCACCTCCGGCGAGAGCAAAAAGTTTAAGGTTCTAGCCAAGAAAGGCGATCAGGTGAAGGTGGTTCGCTACGGCGATAGCAACATGGAAATCAAGCGAGATAATCCAGAGCGCCGACGCAATTTTCGTGCAAGACACAATTGCGATGCGGTTCAAAAGAAAAAAGACGTTTTCACGGCTTCTTACTGGTCGTGTAAAAATTGGTGACCCAATATGATTGCAGCACCCGAAGAGTTTTATAAAAGACAAGAGCTGATCAAGGCAAGCCCCCTTTACCCTCAGATTCAGTACATGAACTCGCAACTGAACCAGATGCAAGAGGGCACCCCTCAGTATGAGGCGCTCAAGGCAAAACTCTTTGCCATGCAAGATCAAGCGGCTGGTGGAATGGCTCCGCAGCAGCAGCTCCCGACAATGCCTCCGAGCGGCTCTGGCGGTATCGAGGGTTTGGCAGAAATGCTGCAAAGGTTACAAGGCGGACAAAGAAGCCCCGGACAATACCCAGATCGCATCCCAGTACCAGACCGCCCTTCAAAAACACCACGCGGAAGAGTTCCTGATTACATAAAGACGGCACCACCAAAGCCGCCAAGACCTCCTATTTTGGATGATATTTTTGGCCCAGAGGGTCGAATACCTCCCCGCGATGATCGCATCCCAATGATAAGAACCGCAGACTTTCAAGACCGAAATGGAAACGGCGTTGACGATAGGGACGAAAGAGGTGGGCGAGGCAAATTCAGAAGGATTCCAAGCCGCAGGATAAAAGATTCTTACCGGCGAAGGGGCGGTTTAGCAGGTCGGATTGCAGAGCTTACTGAGCAGATGCGAGGCCGAGAAGAGAGGCCTAGACCCCGTGGAGGCATGTTTGGAGATCTCATGCGCCGAATACAGTCGGAACGAGATCAGCCGCGCATGGAGGCTCCCGTGCAAAACATGCAAGCGCCGCCTCCTGAGCAATACTTTGCGGAGAGAAACCGACGAATGAGACAAGCGCCTGACATGGAGCAAATCAGAAGGCAGTTAATTCAGAACATTAACTTTCGAGATCTTGGCATCTAATGGCTATCTCTGACGATTTACAAGCAGCCCAAGACGAATACGGTAGCTCAGCATCCCCCTATGCAAGCCTGAGTGAGTATTTGATGCAGCGCCCTGCTTACGACAGGGGCGCTAGGGCTGCGCCAGCGGCTCCAACGATGAGAACGCTTGACGCTATTACTCCTGACACTGATCAGCTTTTGTCTAATCAGTACGAGCAGATAATGGCGGAGCAGAGAGAGGCTCAAGAGGCATCGGCGGCGGCTCGTCAGACAGAAATTGACAGCCTAAGAGACCTGTTGAGAGAAGACCTTGCCACGTCAGAGCAAGCGGCTTTAGGCGAGAGGTCTGAGCTTTCCAAGTCTCTTGAGGCGCAGATAGAAGATATGCGTCGTGGCGTTGACGCAGAAACCATAGATCTCCGCCAAGCTGGACTCGACGAGAGGGCTGCGCTTGCTCGTCAGATCGAAGAAGGCGCCAAGCTGGTTAGAGAGGCTCAGGTTCAGGCCATTGGCGACTTGGAAGACCGGCAAGGTTCATTGGTTGGCGGTCTTAACGAGCGTGTAGGCGTTCTTAGGGAAGACCTGCAGCAAGTTAA